TCTCGCTTGGGGGGTCGTTATCATGAATTAGCCGAAACGGTCAAAAATCACCTTGCTGACAAGCAGTATTTGCTATCAAATACAATCTTGGGGAGCGTCTCTGATGCAGATATTGAGAGGGCTAGCTTAAAGGACAAAGTCTTATCTAGCTCCATTTTAATTGACAAAGCAAGGTTAATAGATGGCGAATCAACTGAGAATCAGGCCGTTTACATCAAAAAGTCAGTCGAGATTAGATCAAGTATCCAAGACGACAAAGAGAGGCTTAAGTCTATTGATGCAAAAATAGCCTTATTGGAGGCTGAACTTGCTCAATAGGAAGAAAAGAGGAAGAATGACTTATATAGTTTCCATTCTTTTAATAACAATTACCTTTGATACTGGCTTGTTTTCGATGAATGGGGCCCCTGACTATATATCCGGAGGCCTACCACAGAGGCCTTTTCTTGGGGTGAAAAAGATAGGAGCCGGTAGGGGGGGGTCAAGCTTCCTTTTACATATATATTGGAACCCCCAGTGCCCAGAAAAAAACAAAGAGGGCTTCTCTAAGGTTTCCTTTGCAGGTCTACGAGTCATGAGAAAGGTTTTGTAATTCATGCCTAGTAGAACACCTGTTTATTTGCCCCTGGATCAGCTAAAAAACAAATTTTATCTAACTTACAAGAAGTTTCGTAAGCTTAATTGTTTTCAATGCACTATTGGTGTTAGGTACTTTTCTAGGGATCGCACTGGTTACCGGCCTTCCTGTGTGAAGTACAACGAGCCTCTGGTCGATAAGGCTAATTCAGAGTTTCTACGTCAGTACAGCATGCAAGACGTTTTTCCAGTTGAAGGTCACTATGATTCGTACGATGAGCGCACGCTCTTTGCTGTTATCGAGTACTTGTCTTCACGATGTAGAGTTCCCACAGACCGTTACCATCGGTACGGAGTTGACAAATCGACGGAGTTCCAGGAGGCCATTAATAAGTATCTTCCGTTTTACAAGGCCGAGAATAATAAACTCTACAAATTAGACGACAACAGAATCCTAGAGTTCAACAAGCTCTTTGAGGCGCCTCTTGAGAAACCCAAAGAATTGTGTGCGGAGGTATATGTTCATGGATGAGTTAATGGGCGAGTTAATAAGCGTAGACATAATAGACGAGTTAATACTGGTAGAGATAATAGAGGCCTTTACGCCTCTAGCTTGGCCATTAGTGACCCTGATAGGGATAGTTCTCTTGTATAGGCGGTTAACAAATGATGTTAATTAGAGAGCCGTAATCATGTATAAAGGAAAGTTATTAATGGCATTAGTTACGCTTATGACTCTGATATATAGCCTAAATAGATTGTTGTGTTTTATTCAATCAAAAGGAGGTGCTACAAGCCGGATAGAGAAGTAAAGAAAGATTAGGAACCTTTTATGAGAGCCATGTAATTAAAAAGTGTCATGGCTTTCATAGAGGGCTCCTTTCCCCCCTTTCTGGGGCCCTCCCTTAAGAAAAGGAGTTTTTTAGATGCCAGACAAAAAGAAAGTGAAGTCAAAAGCGATGGAAGTGCCAGTAAGGTTTTCAGACAAAAAGTCTGTAAGTATTAATAAAGCAAATAATGGGTATGTTATTTCTTCATACACGGAGACCGGAGAGAAAACGTTCATTGCTAAGACAAAGACAGAGGCTAAAAGACACGCCGACAAGTTACTAGGGCTGTAATGTTAGTAGTCACGATATTAGACAATGGTGAGCAGTTAAAAAAGTATGGGATTGCGAGGATTCAAGAGCTTCAGGGGTCTGTTGAATGGTATGATTACAATGTTTTTGAGATTAAGGCCGGGGATGAGTCGGATGAAATGACGTACGACCATGTTTCTAAGGTTAAGCATCGCTTTTTAGATGGGATCACAAAGCTTACGGCTATTGCGGTGGCAAAAGTTTCCGAGCTAAGGAGCCCCGATGTTGCCCACTAAAGGATGTGTTATTTGCAATTACCCAATGTTTCCTTTAAAAATCCAGGACCCCAGGGACCGAGAGAAATGGGTCTTTGGCTGGAAATGCCAATGCACGGCCAGAGAAAGACCGGACAGTTTGCCACAGTTGACAATAGAGCGACGCGATGACGATAACTAAAGGGGAGAAAAAAAAGAAGTTAGATTTACTCAAGCAGATTCGTGATGAGCGGATTAGCTTGACGACTCGGATTAACAAACAAGAATCTGAGCATCTTGTCATTGAAAAAAAGAGACTTAACTACGAAAAAGAGAACAAGCTTCTTTATTTCACCCACCCAGGCAAGGGGTATCTTGGTAAGCACGGGAAATGGGACTACAACCCTATCCAAAAACGATTCTTCAAAGCTTTAAAAAACCCCGTATTTACCATCTTCACGCTTACCGGCTCAAACAGAATTTCAAAGACGTTTTCTACTACTGGCGTCGCTGCATTAACCATGCTTCGGGGTTGTTTCCCCTGGGAAGACCCTAAAGAGGTGGGGCATTGGTTCTGGGAGTTACGAGATTGGGAACCCCCCATAAAAATCAGAATAGTGGGCCAGGATTGGGAGAAGCATATCAAAGGAACTATTATCCCCTCTATCAAAGAGCTATGGCCCAAGAGTTGGCAAATAAAGTCTAAAAAGAACAATGTAGGTGTAGAGGCCTATTATTCGGATGTTTATACGGGGGGAACTATAGAGATAATGTCAAACAAATCTGAGTCAGACCTTTTTGAAGGGTGGCACGGACACGCGGTCATATACGACGAGCCCCCCAAGCGCGACGTCCGGGTCGCTTGTGCTCGTGGACTTATTGATCATGAGGGTATTGAGTTTTTTGCGATGACTCTTTTAAAAGAGGCTTGGGTAGAAGAGACCATCATGAATATGGAGTTACCCGATGGGACCCCTGACCCGTGTGTATTTTCTGCAACAGGGCACATTGATGAAAATATTGGGTACGGGATTACACAGAAAGGGAAGGACAATTTTGCTAAAGGTCTGTCGAAAGAAGAATATGCATCTAGGATTGACGGTATTTCGGCGTTCCGATCTGGTCTCATCCTTGATATTGAAAAGGACGTGCATTACATCGACCGGTTTGATATTCCCGTCCATTGGATGGTCGATGTTTCTATCGATATCGGGGTCGCAAAGCCCCACGATATCCTTTACTTGGCCACATCCGAAAATGGATTTAAGTATGTGTGCTTTGAGGAGAGCGTCAGAGGTGACGGCTCCAAGATTGGGGATAGCATTATCAAGAAGAAAAATCGGTATAACCTTAGAATTAATCGGGTTATCTGTGACCCCTTAGCTAAGGGTGACAAAAATAATGAGAATTCCACTTGGGAAAAAATAGACGTTGCTTTGAACCGCCACAATATGTATCTAGAGCCAGGAGCGAAGGATAAAGAGGACGGTGTAATTGGAATAAACACTCTTTTAAAGACAGTTAACGATATGCCAGCCCTCTTTATCTTTAGAGACCTGCCCATAACAACTAGACAATTGTACGGATGGCGGTATGATGACAAGACAGGAGTAATCTCTAAAAAGAACGACGACATGTGTGAAAATCTTTACCGATTAATCTTATTGGGTACGCACTACGATGAAGAACACGTTGATGACTATGAGGCGCCAGTTCAAAGAAGTCTGTCAGGGAAACGCACTGGCTATGGATGAATTGACCTTTAAAGATATAGTAATGAATGAAAATGTCTATAATGGTCTTATTGTGGCTACGGTAAGAGACAAAGTGATCGTGGAGGTGTCCGTCAACAAAAACATTTATAAGCGGAAGAAAAATCGATAAATAAAGGCGACAACAGCAACTTGCGTTCACAACGGAAGATAACAAGAGGCCCGAACTTGCTAGGAGTAATCCAGGTATTTTCGGGCCTTTTTGCATTTTAAAACAGGAGGAAAGAAAAATGAGAGGAATACCAGAGTTGCCAGAATTGCCACGGACACCTGAGACTCCGGGATATTTGCCAAGCGCGGAAGGCGTCCAAGTAATCCCTGATGATTTTGAAATTGATACGGATGTAGTTGCGGCAGAGGATGCAGAGGCCCCCAATCCTGAGTCAGCATTCTTTGAGAACTTAGCAGACAAGATGAGCAAGGAAGACTTAGCCCGAATCGGAAATGAAGTCGTAGAGGGCTTTAAAAACGATGAAGACTCTCTTACCGAAATGAGAGAGACCGAGGAAGAATACAACAAGATGCTCGACATGACGTACGAGGAAACAAACCACCCTTGGCCAGGGGCCGCAAACGTTATGGTTCCCGTTATTTTGAAGGCGACGGTTAATTTTGCCGCACGAGCCACATTAAACCTTATTGGGGCTGAAAAGGTTGTTAAGGGGTTGGCCCTAATCAAAGAAGAAGCGGTTGAACAGAGAGCCAGGCGTGTCGCTAAATATCAGAACGTTCAAATCAACCATAAGATGCCTAATTATAGGTCAGGGTTTTCTAAGACCCTAACCCAACTGGCTAGGGATGGATATGCTTTTAGGAAGCAGTATTGGGACTCTGAAAAGAAGCAGGTCATGTCTGACTATATACTGCCCGAAGATTTTGTTGTGAACCATTACACAAAAACACTTGAGTCTTCGTACCGATATACCCAAGTGATTTATATGAACCCTAACGAAATAAAGCTCAAGCAGTATAATGGAATCTATATCGAATGCGAAGCCGACTTAGGCGTACCATCGGCAGATAGCGAGTCAACCCAAACTCAGGAATCAAAGAAAAACAAAGGGGCGCATACACCTGCCCCTGATTATGCCACGCCTAGAAAAGTTCTTGAGTGTCACACCTATGTTCTTGAAAAGGAAGATGACAAGGTGAGAAAGCCGTTTGTGGTCACTGTGGATTATGAGACATCACAGGTCTTGAGAATGATACGTCGTGAACATCCTGATACAAAGAAACCTATCCAGTTTTACACTAACTACGAATTTTTACCAAACGATAGAAGCATCTTTGGCTATGGGTTTGGGCCTTTGTTGTTGGGTGTAAATGCCACAATGAACTCCACTATCAACCAGTTACTAAACGCCGGGACATTACAAACTCAGCAAGGTGGATTTGTTTTGAAAGGGTCATCGATTGCTAGAGGACAGCAAGCCTTTAAGATGGGTGAATTCAAGGAAATTAATTCTCGTACCGATGATGTCCGAAAAGCGTTGATGCCACTAGACTTCAAACCACCATCAGGGATTCTATTGCAGCTTCTATCTTTTATGAAGGATTTTTCTGAAGAGTTCACTACCGTAACGGAACTTTTTAGTGGGGCCCAGCCTAAGTCAGACACAACGGCGACCGCTGCCCAAATAGCCCGTGAAGAGGGCGCCAAGATGTTTACGGGCATCCAGCAACGTATTCACCAGGACTTTAAAAGAGAACTACAGAACATAAAGACCTTAAACAGTATCTTCCTAGAGGACGAGGTTTATCTGCGGATCATTCGAGATGAGATCCCCAAGCCTAAAGAAGGCGAAGCGCCTGAAGAAATCACGGCAAAAGGTGACTTCAAAAATGACTTCGAAATAGTCCCTGTTTCAGACCCCAATATTATTTCTGACCAACAAACAATAGCGAAGGCTGAACACTACGCAAAGGTTGTTGCTGAGAACCCCTTCCTTGCACAGAACCCCAAAGCCATAAAAAGGGCCACCTTAAAAAGGCTTGAGTCTATAGGGGAAAATGATGCGTCATTAAAAATCATAGAGGACATTATGGATGAAGCCATTGAGATGCAGGAGGCCCAGAAAAGAATCCAGCAGGGAGATGACAAGGCTCAAACACACTCGGACAATCTAAGCAACGCCCTCAAAAACGTACCACGAGAACAACGATGAGGAAAGGAGAGGAAATAAATGGTAACGCCAAAACAGGTTAGAGAGTTTTACGGCAATTTTCAAGCGGTTCTAGATGGCCACGACAGAACGTTGGAGGAAATGGAATGGAGTACTTGGTTTAGGCTCCCACAAACCCAAGCATTCCTGGACCTAATAATGCTTCGGGAAATGGCCGCTCAATGTTTTATGGCTGAATGTAATGACAAGTCATCTGAATTTGTTAAAACATTCTCTAGATTCCAAGGAAATTACGAGGCACTAAACGATTTGTCGAGCATATTAGCTGACTTCAAAAAAGACGACCTTGAGAAAAAAGGAGGCGACTCAAATTGAAGAAGGTAGTTGAAGCAAGAGGTTCCCTAATCGTAATTAAACAACGAGTATCTGAGTCCTTAAATAAAAACGACCGAGGAGAGTACACCACTAAATCCGGGATTGTCCTTACAAAAGAAGCCGTGGAGGGTGGGACTCTTGAAGAATTTGAGGGGGAAATCCTTGCTGTAGGGCCCATAGTTACGAAATTCAAGAAAGGAGAGATAGTCTCTTTTGGACAACACGCCGGGACAATTAAGTCTTGGAACAAACAAGAATACTGGCTTCTTTACGAGCATTCAATCAATACGGTTGAAAAGCTGGTAAAAGATGACGCTAAATTGTCGTCAGCAGAGTTTGTCGTTGCAGAAAACATTGAACCTATACCTAAGTTAAAAGGACCCCAACCTACACTTAAGGAAATGGAAACCAAGCTAAAGAATCTGAATTGAAGGAGAACAATCAATGAGAGGATTACAAACACAGGAGGAGAGCATAGCGCCTGACATTAGCGTACAGGACAACCCTCCCGCCCAGGACCAGGATACCTCACCTGATTCTAATGAGGAAACCGTTGTCGTGATTCCTGATGAGCACGCAAAATCAGACAGTGTGCCTCTAGAGGCTGCGGAAATGATAAAACCATCGATGAAGCCTAAGACCCAGAAACGCATCACTGAACTGGTCAAAAAAGGACACGAAAATGCCAGGACTATCGAAGAGAAGGACCAAAAAATTAAGGACCTTGAAGATAGGATTGCCCGGGTCGAATCAAAAGCAACAGAGCGAGAAACTCAAGAGACCCGCGTCAGAGCCGAGGCCACACTTGCCCATCTTCAAACCCAACGAAAGGAAGCTTACGAAGAACAAGACTGGGACAAGATCAATGCTCTCGATCTACAGATTAATCAGGCCGCAGGGAACATCAACAATGCCGCTCAAGCAGGGTTTGATTCCAAAAAGTATTTCGCAACAAACAATGACTGGTATGGAACCGACCAAAAGAAAACAAAGGTCGCTGAACGAATCAACGATGAAATTTGGAATGACGCAAAATTTAGCCACTTCACAGCTCAACAAAAACTAGATGAGGTTGCTAGACAGACCAACGCCCTTTTTAGTTCTAATCCTTATTCCAGTTTTTCCCCGACAGACGGAGCCCCAATTTCTAAGCCATCCAAAAAAACGATTTATTTGAAAGAATCGGACTATGCTTATCTGAAGCAAGCGTACCCAACAAAATCGGAAAAGGAGTTATTAGAATTAGGGCGAAAGCTTATTAGCGGAATCCAATCATAAGGAGCAAATAAAAATGGCAAAGACAGAAAAAAAACTACAAAATATCCCCTATTCGAAGGTCACAAAGGTTGACAAATTAGGCAATGGTGTGCATAGAATATACATAGAGGATGGGACGCATTCTGACCTTTCGCTTGATAGAGGAGAAGTGGCTTCTATCACGGCGTCACTTCGTTTTCGCAAACGAGAAAACGCCACACTTAACCCGGATGATAAAGATACACAGATCAAACCTGCTGAATCGGAAGCATCTGCAAGTACCTTAACCCCCGAAAGGGACCTCGCTTCCTTAGAGCGTATTCTAGGAAATTGGATGGATGTTGAGTTTGTTGATCCCGCTTATGGCGGCTATTGGTCTTCAGACGATGATATGGCCCGCTTTTTGTCCGCTGGTTACAAGATTGCACAACCCAATCAAGTTAGAGACTTCGAGATCAGGTTTGCGGATATGAATCCAGGTGAAGGGATGAGTCCCGGTGGTTCGATAAAAAGGAACGGCCTTACATTGCTTGTTGCCCCTAAAGCCCTGCAAGAAAGAATCGACAAATTCTATTACGACAGACGTCCAAATGTGGAGGAAAAATCTGATTTCATTTCTCCCGAAGAGTTGGCTAGAAAACAGTCTGCTTATTGACTTAATAAAATAGATATGGAGGAAAATCATGGCAAATGTAGATGCCCCTCGAGGCTTTAGACCACTAGGATCAATTGATGGCGGCAGCTATCAAACCCTTGAGTATGGAGTTGATTCTTCAAACTCTTTAGCGATTTTTAAGGGCGACCCATTAACCCTAGAGGCTGACGGATATGTAAAACAATCAGCCGCGGATGATGGGGTTTTAGTCCATGCAGTAGCTATTGGCTTTAAAAACACAGACGGGAAGTCAATATCTTATCTGTCTGGAAGTACGGCGGGTACAGTTATAGGCATTCCTGTTAAGAACCAGTTATTTGCCATCCAAGCAGATAGTGGGACTACCCTTACAGTAGCCGCTAGACACGCCACTGCGAATCACGTAGTAACGGCAGGCGATACTGACACTGGGGTTTCCAATATTGAGCTAGATGCTTCCGACGTCGGAACGGGTATCCAAATGCGAATCTTAAATAAATTGGATGAGCCTAACAATTCTTGGGACGAACACGTTGATTTAGTGGTTGAATTTACTGAAAATGCGTCTGAAAGCGCGGCTTCAATCTAATAAGGAGGTTATTAAAAAATGGCTATAACAAGAAGCACTATCCCATCCCTCCTGACGGAGGACCAAAAAAGAGTTTTTGGAGAGTCTTACGAACAATATCCAAAACAATACAAAGATTTTTTTGATATCGAAAGTTCTAAATCAGACGTTGAGCTTTACCGAGAAGTCGGTGGGCTTGGCCTTCACGTTAAAAAACCTGAAGGGTCAAATATCACATTAGATAGTCCGAATGAAGGACCACAAACGATTATTGACAATGTGGCTTATGCGCTAGGGTATCGAGTTACACACGAGACAATTGCTGACGGAAAATACCAAAAAGCTCTAAACAATGCTTTAGACCTTGGTGTCTCTGCTGGTCAAACAGAAGAAACAGCTATCATTAATCGATTAAACACAGCTTTCTCAACCTCTACTTCTGACTTATTAGCGAATGGTCAGGCAATGTGCTCTACTACTCAACCATTATCTGGGGCAGGTGGAACTAACCAAAACCGACCGTCTACAGGTTCTTCACTTTCTGAAGCCTCTTTGATTGTCGATATGAATAATATTGCTAGCTTTAAAGACCCATCGGGAAAGAAAATACTGGTTAAAGGTGAGATGTTAATAGTTCCTCAAGCCAAAGATGTTCAGGCACAAAAACTTATTCATGGGGAACTACAAGTTGGGACCGCACAAAACGATTTAAACCCATTTGGAAGAAATCGTGGACGACTCCCAAAAGGATATGTTGTTTCTCAATTCATAACAAACGACAATTATTACTTTATAAGAACTAATGTCCGGGGATTAGTCGTCCAAGAGCGTGAAAAAGCGCGCATAATGGAAGACCTCTTGCAACGGTCGATGCAACGAGAAGTGGTTTCTTTCATGAGGTTCGGAGTGGGTTGTTACGACTTCCGATCCATTTACGGAAACCCAGGATCATAGGGAGGATTAGTAATGACTCGAACAAGTTTTCCAACTGGCTTTCCTAACGGGGTTTCTCTCGATGGTTTTCCAGTCAATATTCCAACGGCAGGTAATGTTTATTGGGTAGATAGCGGTGATGCTAACGCTGCGAATGCGAATGAAGGGACGGAAACGTTCCCGTTAGCTACTATCGATGGTGGAATCAACAAATGTACGGCTAGCCAAGGA